GATCATGAAGTAAATTAACCTGAATTATTTGTTTCTCACCTGAAAATCTTGTATCAAACAACATCACATAGAACTTAACACCGTCAATTACATCAATATCAAAATCAAACACATCAGAGAATGCAGTCGCACGAGGTAAATCATTAAACTCAGAACTTACACTGTCAATTGTGATTGCTCTGTTTGTTCTTGATTCAATGTAATCTGTTAGAATTTTATTACCAAAACCAATTTCATCAGATGCGAAGAACCCAGCGATATTTTTTGAGTTTTCTGTAACTAAATCAAAGTCATATGTATTATGAATTGATTCACCTTCACTAATTAAATCAGCAACAACTACAACAGGTGCGGAAGATACTCCAACAGAGGCGTTACTACGATTTTTATCATCAGTTGACGCAGTTGATACGATACTTACATCAGCAAAATTTCTAAATCCAACGACATGTCCAAGACTGTTAACTGGATCTTTCCATGTATTATAATCGATTGTACTACCAAGAGAATATGAAAATGTTTGGTAGTAATCGTTATCTGCTAGTTTTTGTAATTCAGTATTTAATTTTCCTGTCTCTTTACGGAATCCACTTCTAAATTCAGAATTAGAATCAATGTTAAACACTGAACTAAATTTAGTTGTTTGTTCAATCAATGCAATTGACTTAGAAGAAGCACCATTTATTGATTCTCCAACATTGAAAGTATTATTAGAAAGAACTTTTAGATACTTATTATTCTCATTCCAAGCAACAACCACTCCAACCTTATCACCTGTGCTGACAGTTTCACCAACACTAAATTGGTTTGTGTCAACATCAATGTTAAATTGAGCGATGTTCTCAAACGGTATTGCTTGTCCAGATGATGAAGGGCCACTAAAGATGCCTGGACTTGTGACTGATGAATCTAAATTATAAGAAACAGTAGCACCTTGTCCGCCTGGGTTTGTATTTACACCAGTGATTACAAATGGTTCATAATTATAATCTGCCGAGTTATATCCACTTCCTGTCGATCCAATACCTATGTTTTCAACATATAATTTTTGACCAAGAATAAATGGATATGTTGTTGAATCATATGCACCCTCAAGAGTTAAAGTAACTAAATTAGTGCCACTTGTAAAGTTTAGATTTTTAACTTTAATACCATTATTATTATTTGTAGCAATGATTCTTGGATTTGAGTCATATAAATCATTTGTATTTCTTAAAAGTCTAACCTCAGACACAGATGTTCCTTGTACATCAACTGCTGTGATAACCTCATCTTTGACTAACCCAGTCACACGGTCAATCACCACAATATTTGGTGGTTGAAGATAATTCTTACCTCCAGAACTAATTCCAATATTTGCAATTTTAGATAATCTATCTAATCTTAAAATTTGTGGTAATGATACAGATGGTTGTATTGTTTTATCAGCAGAATAATCAAATCCTAAGTTTTTGATTGTATATCTTCTTAATTTACCTATTTCATCACTGTTTAATCTAATTACACCACCAACTCCATTTGTAGACCCAATTGATGTAACAACAGGAATGGTTTGATAGTTTTTACCTTTTGATATTATTCTAATACTGTTAATTGAACCAGAGGCAGTTAGAGATGATGTGTTATATTTTAATGTTGTTGCTTCTTCTTTTGTATATCCATCTTTTTCTGGTTGTGATGGTAGAACAAATGAGAAAGTGGTGCTTCCAATTCCTGTAATTGTAAAACTTCCATTATATCCACTATCAGATATCTTTAAACTTGAATAGTTAATTACATCGGTGTCAATAATTGGATTTCTTTTGAATGGAGCATTAATATCTAAATTAACAGGTGTTAACTTATAGTATAGATCTGTTGGTGTATTTTCAGTAACTGAAAGATCAACTCTAGCTGTTGTAGTCACACCGACTGTTCCAACACCTATGACTTGGAAACCGCCGTCTTCCTCATTATTAAAATATGGATTTGTAAAATTAGTGTCTCTGAATAATTCAAAATCAAATACTTGTGTTCTCTTTCCAGATACAACTTGTGTTAAAGATGAATCTGATACAGCAAATCCAACTTTATATCCACGAGTAAGTGATAATGGTGGATTGATAAGAGCAATTGTATGACCAGAACCAGTTGATGTAAGTGATATACAATCTGGTATTAACTTTTTAGATTTAAAGTTGGTCTCAGATAATTTAATTATATTCTTGTCAATTCTTACTATAAAGTAAGTAAAGTTATTAAAGAGTGGATTTGCTGGACTTGATGATTTGTATAAAACTTTATCTCCTGTTTTATATCCATGATTAGGTATAGTAATTTGATCAGTTTCCAAATCAATAGCAGCAGCACCAAAATTGATTGGGTTGACAAATGTTCTACGAGTTGTGTCATCAAATTCTATCTGGAATGACGTTGTAATACCTGGCGTTAAGGATACTGAAACACGATCATTTGCTTGTAAATTATGTGCTTTTTTACATACAACAGTTCCAACAACCTTTTCTACAAAACCTGTTATTTCAGTTTTTGTTGGTTTTAAACTATGAACTTGACCGCTTCCAAAATCGTCAAAGAATAGTCGATACGCTGTTGAACCAATACCAGTGATTCCTCCAGTAGATCCGATTCCTAGTGCATTAGTTGATATTCCTAGTAAATCTTTACTCTCTCTGATGGCAAACACTGGAGAGTTATTAGTTAATCTAAAATTAGGTACTGCGTTGATTCCATTAGATACTAAAAGTGGAGTTCCTTCGTCACTTGAATATATCAGTTTATCTCCAGTTTCAAACCCATGATCTTGTAAGAATATATTTTGAGTCGGTATAAATCTTTCAGTTCTTCCACCACCAACAACACGATATGTGAAAACAACGGTTGAACCAATTCCAACTCCAGTCGCTGTTCCTATCGCAACACTCTCTGTAGGATTAAAATAGTAAGGGACATTAACTCTAGTTTGAATATCTGTGTTGATTCCGAGTCTAAATGTTATCGAACGATTTAAAGCTGTGATAAGAGACGTGCTTGTATGTGCGGTTCCAAGAACACCATCCTGTTCTCTCTTTACTCTTAGTTTATTGTTTATATTATCAACGTTGAGAACTGTCATTCTCTCAGTATTAATACCTATGATATCATTTGGTGCAATTGCATTTGGAGATAAGTTACCTGTTACAGAGATACTTGTAACAATTCCAGTCGCACCAGTTGTTCCAATACCAGTGTTTAGAAGTAAGAAAGATGTATTAAAACCAATTCGATGTCTGCCATCTAATTTTCTTAATGAGTCTGTAGAAAGACCAGAGACATTAATTAAATCACCAACAACCAAATCGTGTGGTTGTGATGATAGTCCAATTACATCTCCGTTTGAATTATTGTATGTAAATACAATATTTTCAATCTTAACAACAGTTGACGCTATTGATACTATTTCTTGACCTTCAACAATTGATACCTCGGCTGAGAATCCATTTCCCTTTCCTAGATTTTGTACTCTAAGAGGATCTTTGACTTGATATCCAGATCCAGCACTTAATAATTCATACTTGTTAATTCTACCAGGCGATGCGTAGTCAACATCAATTTCTTGTTCAACTTTCTTTCGACTATCATGTATGCCTTCATAGTCTGCACCAGACCCTAACAATTTGTATGGATTTGTGTTTCTTCTTAAACCTAAAGTATTTAAATCAAGATCTTGATTGTTTGTCTCTACAAAGTTAAACTCATCGGGTTTCGCAGCATAATTTGCACCAATTAAATATGGAAATACTGGAGAACGGAAGTTCTTAAAAGTTCCACTAGTTTCATTCTCATTTGGATTAATTGTTGCAAAATAGGCAAAAGTACCATTTGGATAATCTGGAGTGACACAATATCTTCCGTTGTTTTCATCTAAATCACCATTTCCAAGAAACTCATAGTCTTCAATAAAGAAACCAAGTGGGAAGTCAGATATTGGAGGGCCATTCTCTCTTGTTGTCTTGAGAGAATATCCTGATGTCATGATCCTTACAATACCACCATCTTTACGATCATATCCGTAAGGGCCATAAATTGGATTACCATCATATGCCCATCCGATAATTGGTGAATGATTCAAAGATACTTGTTCTGCGTTGTTTAGAAGATTTAAATCATTTGATGTATAATCAATAGTTCCATCACTATTTTTTGATTTTAATATCTTTCTAAGACCTCTTGGTGCATAGAATGATGTAAATTTAATACCTTCGTCATTATCACCTCTGGATAAGAAACCATCATCACCATAAAATATATCCTCATATCTCTTAACATTATTGATTGCCCAAGATTTAATCTTTGGTAAAAATACAGCACCAGTGCCAGGAATTATCTCTTCAACACCAACAGTCGCAGTTGAATATCCAACACCACCATTATCAACAGTTACTTGATTAACACTTCCACCACTGATTGATGCTATGATTTTTGCACCAACACCATCACCTAAAATTCTTAAATCAGGAGCAGATGTATATTCTCCACCAGAACGAGTTACAATTACGGATTGTATTCTTCCATTTGTAACAATCGCCTTATATTCTGAAGATGAACCAGAAGAAACTCTTACTTGAGGTGGAATACTAAAGTTAAAAGTTGTAGGGTTTCCATATCCTATTCCAGGCTTCTCAACATTGATTGATGTGATTGAACCTCTTACAATCGGATTTACTTTTGCATGATAATTCTCAGGTTCCGCTGTATTGATTCCAATTGTTCCTTTTACATTAACAACGATTGGGGGATAGTTAAATACATGTTCTCCAGATCCAACTGATGTCATTCCAACAAATTGTTTTGTCAAATAGTTTGCATTGGATAAAGTAGTTCCAATTCCAGCAGATGCAAGTCTAAAACGATCATCACTTACTTTTAAGACATAGTAATCTTGATCTGTATCGAGTCCACCAATCTTAACTCCGTTGTTTGAATAACGAATGATTTCACCATTTTTAAATCCATGATCCTTATATTCAATAAAATCTGAATATGTATTGATTCCAGCAGTTGGAATTAATCTTCTCTTATTTTCATACCCTTCGCCAGGATTTTCGATGATAATTTGTCCTAAAACAAATTTCTTTCTTAAACTTTGGAATCTCTGAGATCCATCAGCAAAACCAGTTAAATTAAGTAGATTTGATTTTGTTATTGCATCATTTTCATTATTTGCAAGTTTGATCGTTGTTTGATTAACTTTCGATACAAAATAAATTGATTCGTTAACAAGTCTTTGATCAGGTGTTTCTTGAATCTGATCTGTTGTAATACCAGCACTTGCAATACCAATCGCACCAGTGTTGAATGTTTTATAGATTACTGCCTCTCCATCACGGAACTTATGAAATGTTCCAAATCCGATTGTATCACTTGCGATATTGATTGCGTTACCTGTGGATGATGCATCAAAATCCATAAAATGATCAACTTGCCTTAATCTTGCTCTTGCGATTGCATTTTGACCATTACCACCACTAATTTCTATGATCGGTGGGGCAACATAATCAAAGCCTGGGTCTGTGATATCAATTCTTTCAAATGAACCTTTGACATTTGCTGTTGCACTTACACCAGCACCAGTTAAACTTTCAACACTAACTTTTGGTGGAGTAATAACATCAAATTCAGATCCACCTTCTAA